CCTAGGTTGGCTTGACCCAACCCTCGTTTACACGAGGGGGGTTGGGACCACCCTCTCATTAGCTGGTGCCAATGAGACCCAACGTTTCCTTAACAGGGAACGCTGACGTACGACAAATCCGCTCTCCCAGACAGTGTCTGGATGCGGCTTCTCCACAAAGTATTGGAGAAGGTTGCCGTAAGTGTCACGCTTGCGTCGAACGTCCATGTTCATGGCCACCAGGCCTAGAACTTCGTGGCGGTGAAGGCGACGGTTGTAACGCCGTTTGCCTCCCCCGACCACGCCTGGAAAGTAGGACCATAGCGTGAGACAGCCTAGATCTTCAGTCGTTCTGGGGAGCAAGCTCCTCAGTTCAGCTGGGATCTGTCGCTCCATCGCTTCAGCTAGAAGTGGAAAGCCCTTTCGGGCTGCGTTTTTAGTAACGTCCACCCAGCTTACGATGGAATCGGCTGTGCTGCCTAGTGATAGGTCACGCAGATAGAGGGGTGTCACATCGACACCCATAAATGCGTCCATTCCGCAACTTTCGCGGAAGTGACCGATCGTGTGTGTTTTTACACGATTTACCTTTAGACCAAGATAGTCTAGGGCAATCACTAGTGAGGGAACTGCTGACGACGGCACAATCATGTCGTCGCCGTAGACCCGTATACTCCTGGCTTCTTCCATGATCGCTCGGTATGTTACCTTACGATTCTGGTCGAAAATGGCGCATGCAATCGCTACGATCGCATAAACCATACTCTGCACAGGAAAAGTCGTCCCGTTACCCATAGGGGCGTACTTCTTCAAAACCATGAAGAAGGGCTCGCCGCGTTTGGTAGCGTTCACTAGCCACCTAGAACGACAAGCATGCAGAGCTCTCAAGATCTCGGGCTGAGATCGAAAGAGTCTCTCAACGACCCAGCAAGACAGTCTGTCTGACGCCGCGGTAAGATCCACGGTCGCCAGCTTTCCTGTCCTGGAGGCTTCTAGACATAGAGCTTTAGAAGGCTCTTGGTCTTTGAAGTCTATGGATACTCGTAACGGCTCAGGCAATGTCTGCCTGAACCATTCCATCAGTCCAAGTTGTATGAACTGATGAGACGCGGGCTCCGATGCAATCATCCTCGGACCTTTCAGAGTCTTCGGCACGGCAAGAAGCCGTACCGGGGGCTCGTGAGGCCTCGGGAATGGAACATCGGCGCTGGTGAGGTCCTCTCGTGATAGCCCATAGTAGTTGAAGGGAAAGTAATCCTCCAACTTAGGCGACCACGTCGGGAAGTGGTATTTGTCTACACCACGACCCCCATCAGCAACTGCCCCGGGTCCATGCTTGGGCTCTAAACACCTCCAATCGAGTAACGGAAAGGTCGAGATGACCCGATCCGCTACTTTCTCAATGCACGATAGAAGTCGTGCGGGAACATGATCTCGATATTCTGGGAACATGCCCGAGGTGTCTCCGGAGTCATCGTGGATGGATAGACGATTGGCTGGAAACTCCAGCTTGTCTGACAGCCAGTTAAGGCTGAAAGGACGAAGAGTCCTATCCACTTTACGAAACGTCTCCACTTCAGCCAGTACTGCAGCATCGCTGCATTCCTTTCGCACTTTCTTCGCCAGGTAGAGTACCTGCCGGAGGAAGCGAATAGCTGAAGGATCAACTAACTTTCGGAGAAAGCCTTCATCGTCAAATATCCGGTCTATTAACCCCGTCAAAAACTCACGACGGTGGTTGCGACACTTCCCGAAACTTTCTGGAAGCATAGCGGACCAGAGTCTACCTTGAGAAATGGCTTGGTCTATGACCTTGCCTCCCTCCGGCATGTCGATCATGATGAACGATATACCACGGGTAGTGACGATCTTCTCTAACCACAAATAATCCATGGTCAGAGAGGTGCGCAGATCCTCATCCCACGCGACGATGTCCAAAAACAACGCAGCGTAGAGCGAGAGATCTGACACGGAGTTGGCCTTTTTCATGCTGGCTCCTTTCGAAGGCAGACATGTCCAACTGCATTCCCAACCAAAGACTTCAGCTCTGTGGCAGTTTACTAAGTTGCCATTCAGACACTACGAAGGGTTAAAGCTTCCAACCAAGGAAGCATCCCAGTGATCTCTCGATCACCGGGTTCTCCCAGTCTCACGACTGACGAGTGACTAGCTTCGTAATGTTGGCGTCGGTGAGGAAGTCGACCAAACTTTCGGTCACGTCCTCGGACGCTTCAGAGTCCTGTGCGGCTCCATCCGTTCGGATAGAGCACCAGGCCGAAGCCCGCCTCTTAAACAACGTCGTAGTTGCATCAAAGTGATCGATGTCAACACGACAGAGGTGGGATTCTCCATCCTGTCCGACAGCAGGCACCGTGTGCTTGAGGGTCAAAGTGATCGTCAAGTTGGTGCCCACTCCGTACCAGGATGAGCTGAAGTTACCTTGGCCAACACGATTGAGGGTAATATTGCCCCCGTCGTAGGCAAAGGTAATCGGGTCTGCAAATGCCATGTCAGTTCTCTTTCTGCCGGCGATATCACATCGCTGGACTGAGCACTGGCGTCTAACGCTTGAGTGCTCTTGCCAACACTAAGGCACCGAGGTTCGCAACCATTCCATTCGTTAAGAACGGTCTGAACGCGAAATTCGGTGTGGGGTTGACATAGACGTTTCTCCGCTTAGTGACCGTTGTCATATGGTCACCTCCGTTCCAGGTCAAACCTAGTTCGGATCTCTTATTCTCCAGAGTGGAGACGGCTTCCGACCGATGCATGATGCACATGCTGGGCACTTCCCAGGTAAGTTTTCCACCTGTAGTGTCCAACAAGTCACCAATGTTCAGAAGGTAGTCGATCAGCCAAGACCATGGAATAGCATTCCATAGTGTTGAGGCCGACATATTGAGACCGAAGTAGTTCCTAAGCAAAAACTCAGGAATTTCCTCGGGCGGTGGCAAGTCATTGGTTACCTTCATTCTTGAAGACATCCAGTACTTGTCAGTTGTGCGAGTTACCTCCGTAGAGCGTAGGCCATACTGGCCATAGCCGTTCGGAAGGAGATTGTACTCGCCTCCAGAAACGCGGGATTCCGATTTGCCGAGTGATCGGCGTGTCGAGACCCCACCATTGCGTGCTTTCTTCAAGTACGCAAGCCGATCGTTAAGGGACTTAGTCAAGTCAACGAGACTCTTTAGGTCCTTCAACATCGGGGCCCACCCAAAGCTGTAAGCAAGGTACCCATTGGGTACATCACTAGGACGTACTCTCCTTGAGAGTACTTCCCCCAGATCCCTAAGCATACGAGGGAATTCCCGGAGTTCAAACAAGAACAACGGTACATCCAACGCGGGCTTATTAGGATTTAGGTTAGCTAAGCCTTTCGTCACCAAGTAAGTCCACGGCGTTGCCGAGGTGCTTGGACAGTAGACGTAATGGCTTCGATTGTACGGGTTCCAGTTTTCGTAAACATAGAGCCACGGCCAATCGTACGGCGGACTCCCACTCAGTCGAATGGGATTAACCGTGTATCGGGTCAGGTCTAAATTCTGATCCGGATACGGGGGTGAGCTGGTCCAGTCATCACAAATCTCCTTGCCAGACTCCGATACTGGCGCGCTAGGCTCGATGCCACCAGGTATATAACCAAAGATAAACCCTTGGCTATGCCCTGGAATAGCATACGAGGTTGTCCTAACGCGATGTCTCGGAGGCATGGTGGAGACCTGTCTTAGTGTTGGGGAGTCGTTATGAACGCAACCTTTCCTTGCGGATTGGTAGCGCGGAGCCCTCATTTGAGG